TCCAGCTGTAACATCAGCCATTTCTTTAGTAGAAACTAAATTGCCCAAAGAATCAATAGAAATAATAAATTGACTCTTGAGACCCTTTTCAATAACCGAATCTAGAAATTGACTCACTTGATTACGGCACTGTTCTACAGTTTCTACTGGACAATATTTAACTTTAGATGGATCAATGCCCATATTAGTGGCAGATTGGGCATCTACTGCATTTTCTGTATCAAAAATAACTACATATCTTCCTGCTTTTTGAGCATTGGCTAGAATTTTATTGATGATATAAGTCTTACCACAACTGGTCGGGCCACTAAAACCAATAATACGACCACTAGGGATTCCTTTGTATAAGGAACCCCCGATGATAGCATTTAAAGCCATGGACCCAGTGTCGATAAAACTACTAACATTAGAAAGTGTATTGGTGTCTAAGAAAGAAGCCTCAGGGTTGAGACTATCTAACACTTTGAAAGCAGCCAATACGTCACTTGGATGGTCTTTTTTAGCCATAATTTATTCGTCAAACAAATTGATTACTGCGTTGTTATTTTGTTTGACTGGAGCAGTCTGTGCTTGAGGTTGTGTTCCGGCTGGAACTAAAACATTATCTTTATTAAACATTTGTGCATATTGAGCCATCAAACGAAAATCAATAGCTTCAATACTGGTAGGCACAATGCTGTTGTTTTGATAGGTAAATGACACGTCTGCTGTCTTATCTGCTAAGAATTCTCTGAAAAATACTGGATACAATTGAACAGTCATGCGTCCGCCTTCTGCTGGAATAATGTTCAGAATAACTGGATTGTTTACAGTGGTGGTTGTTGCATCCTGAGAGACTAGCTCTCCTAAGATGGTTCTTCCTACAGTATCTAGGAAGACTAGGGTTTTTGTGGTGTTTTCACTCATATTATTAAATTATATAACTACAATGTTGTTTTTCTCTAAAAATTCTTTTCTTTTTTGGGCCATTTCTTCTTCTGATGGTGGTTGAGGAGTAGGATTATCAGACAGAAGAGTATGTTTTCGCGGTGAAGGGGCTAAAGTGTCTGGTGTTTCAAATACTACCGCGTGTATTAACGGGAAAAATTGTTTAAAACTATCTTTAATGGAATTGGCTATGTCTCGATGTTCTAATTGTGTATCTGATTTAGAACGAAGCTTTAAATAATGAATCCAGGAACGTATAGTCCCGGTCATATAGAGGGTGGTTTGAGTACAAAGCGGAAGTATCTTGCGAGCACTTTCTCGGGCTGCTCCTTTAGAAAGCAATTCTTTATAAAGAGTCATACCATTGTAAAGATGTTCTATTACCTTGTCCACTTGCTCTTGATCAATATCTAAAAGTTCTTCACTAGATTGTCTATTTTTTTCAGCTTGTTTTCTAATATCAAATGACTCTAACTCTGTTACCACACTGTATCGTTGGCTAAATTCTTGAAATGTAAAAGTACGGTGTCTTAAAATTTGAGCAGAAATATCTCTGCTAGTTTGTATTTCTACTGTCATGGACGCTTGTTCAAAAATAGACCAATGCTCGTGTTTGATGCAGTATTTCAACAATCCTGAAGCGGTCTCTGTATTGAGCTGATTAGAGGGATTGGATACTCTGGCACAATAAACAATAAATTCTTCTGGGTCTAGGAATCGAGTATTGTCTTCGGTTCTGATCAATGGTTGGGTGACGGCTACTACTTTTGTGTGCATAAATCTCTAAAAATTCTAATATTTTTGACAATTAAATTAGTTTGATCATTTGTAATATCTTCTTCAAAGATGTCTACCATCTTCTGTGGATTCTTGTCATATAAATTTTCTTCTTGTTCGTAATCTTTTTTGAAATATCCAGATATAACCGGATGAGAAGTGTCTATGGAATCTATAAAAGAATAATTTCTTAATTTATAATATTCAAATTCTAAAGGAATACCACATCCTAACAGATGATGTGGCTTATTAACGTTTAATAAATTCTTATGTAACAAATGATGAATTAATTCTTTGCGACCATCAGCTAATTTTTGAGCTTTGTTAGCGTTGGTACTCTGTTGTATTTGCAAATAAAATTCATATCCAAAGCTAATAGCCACCTTATCTGCATTTTCTTCCATGAATTGGTAGGCATTTTCAAAGTCTTGCCATGATTTACCTTGCAAAACACCTATTTTCTTGCCACGAAGAGCTGATAGATCATAATTTTTAGTAAAATCTTTAAATGATTTGACGTTTTCTTCATGATTTTGCCATACATCTGGTAAAATATACTCGTCTGGCTGAATCTCTAACAACCATTCATAGTATTTTTTACTATCAAAGGCTTCTCCCAACTCAAAAAGACTACAATCCATGATTGTTTTTCTATTTTTGGCCTTGGTGTCTCTAAAATATTGAAGATAATCTTTATTTTCCTCCAGTAGATGTACCAAACAATAACAATAATCTGTTAGATTCTGAACCAAATCCATGATAGCCATGGGTGCTTCGTGTGCTATTAACATAAAATAATCTTAAATCAGATCCCAAATAAATCAAACAGATCTGTTTGTACTTCCTTACCAACTTGAGGCAATCTCCATCCTATACAATCATACAATCTTTCCAATGGAGGTGAAACTATCTTATCAAACATAGTAGGAAGGTCCGGTTTAATGTGTTCTAGAAGTTCTTTCGGATAAACAGACATGAAAGCCATAACTTTAAAATTAAATGGATTACGAGCTGCATAAAAATATTTGATTTTTACTCCACTGCCTATGGGTTCATATATATGTTCTACATTAAAATGTTTTAACATCTTATTAAAATGTATAGATCCCTTAGCCTGCACTGTAGTACCCTTTCCAGTCTGGCCCAAATTATCTATTTTGGCTTCATATTTCTCATAGTCTGAAATTTTAGATCTTATAGCTATCTGCTCCACCGGCATATTACAAAATTCATCAAAGGTTGATTTGAAAATTTCATCTGCTTGCTTTTTGTCTTGTGCTAGCATCGCCGATTCTATAACTTGAACAATTAACTTTTTAACCTCTTTTGAAATGGTAGATCTAGCTATCTCCACTCCAACATACTTGAATGGTTTTTTGGGCGGTTTGCCTTTATTTTCTATGATGTGAAGAATATATCGTTTCTTTTCCTGGAAGATAGCAACGTCACATACAGCTTCTTGCTTAAACACAAACCGTGGATCAGTGGATTTTAATTCTATATTAGCCCATTCTGATATTTTTTGATTTAGTGTATCATCTAACTCTTTGATAAGAGCTCTTCCTTCAGGAGTTATAAGACTGTTTTTGAATAATTCTATCTTCTTAGCCTTACAAATGGGTCCGATATGAAGAAATACCGAGTCAGTGTCTGAGTATTTGTAGATAGCATCTTTGTTTTCGGTACATCCTTGGCTCTTTGCATAATTGAAAGCTATATCTGCTGCCTGCTTGACCACAGCTTGTCCTGTTAATGTAATACTAGCAGAGTGGTCAATGTCAAACAATGGTGAAAACTTCTGAGCAAAGGTACCATAGATAGAATTGAGAATTAATTTTAGAACGTTTTGCGTGGTTTCTAAATTAAATATCTCTACTTCTAACCTTTTTCGTTGTTCTGGATCGGTGGTTACTTGTAAAACATCTGTTAATTCAGATAATTGTCTCTGAGCTTCTACACGTTCTTTGTATAAGCGATCAATTAAATTAGGAACCACTCCTTTGAACTTTTGTGTATATAACACATTGTACTTTGATATGCACAATTCTTCTTTTTTTACCAATTTATTAAACTTGTCACTAGACAAAGTAACTAATTTTTCATTAGAAAGCTTAATAGTATATTCATCACCGTTGGTTTCTACAATCTTTCCAATCTTAGTCTCTGGAGAAATATTAAGTGTAATGATAGTATTAGGATAAAGACTGTTAGCATCATAGCTTATGACGTCTTTACATAAACCTCTCTCTGGTTCGTGTACATATCCACCCACATATTCATCACGTATCCCATCATTTTTAAATGTAGGTATGCGATAACCCTGAAGAATAGCCTGATGAGCCACTGCTCCAGTGATCATAGATACCTTACCCAGTGCCTGTTCAAAAGGAATGAATCCTTTATAGGACAACATACGCACTAAACTGAGGTATTTTAACTTTTCTTCCAATTTAACCAGCAATCTCACGTCTTGAATGTTATATTCTACAAAGAGATCCCAGTTAGATTCTGCTAATGACGCCAAATTAGTGCCACCAATATCTGTTTTTCCACCCACCCCTTCATATTCTCCAATATAATTTAATGCATAAGATTCCTTATCTCCTTGGGAGAAGGTCTTATACACTTCCATATAGTCTACATTACTAACCCCGCGTATATACCAGCGATCAATCATCTTGCCCATCTTATTCATTGCCACATTTTCCCTGTAATAGATGGATCTTACCGGAGAAAGACGCGCAGCTTCTTCCTCTCCCAAGAGATTATTGATACGGTTCATGGTGTATGGAATATCAAATCCTTCGGTATTCCATCCTGTAAGAATATCTGGACAATTCTTATCACAAAAATTTATAAATGCTAGCAATAATTCTGTTTCTTTGCGACAGAAAGTATAAACTACATTGTCTTCCTTTGATGTATACGGTTTAAGACCCCAGGAATAATACTTCTGGGTCATAGTATCATATACTGTGATTAAATTAATAGGATGTTTAGCCTCTTTGGGATCAGGAAAGGCTGCTTCTAAACTAAAAATTTCAATATCCCAAAAAAATACTCGCAACGGATAAGCAAGAGCCTTAGGTTTTTGCATTTCATCTTTAAAGGATGAAAGCAAAAATTCTTGTTCACAACTTAAATTATGAAACAAACGTTTAATTGCTGTTTCATTAACGAATTTGTTGCGCTCAAATTGATTTTTAAATTTTATCTTTTTGAGAGGAGTGTTAAAAATAGAAACGGCATCCGTGCCGTATGCAGATTCTACATACAAACACGGTTCATAGCTGGATTCTAATTTAATTCTGTTACCATTATCATCCCAGGTCCAAAGATGAATGCATTGTTTAGCAGAATCATAAAAGACATTTCGATACATGTCTTATTCTCTGATAAAGATCATGGAATGGCCCGATTTTTCTAGCATTTTTGATCTGGATTGAGTTTTAGAAGCTCAGGAGACATGAGTCCGCGTTCTTTACTACCCCACTTTGTAAAGTACATGGCAGAATATTCATTCAAATGGTCTTCTAACCATAGCTTATCAGTAAAATTGTGGATATTTTCTGATAATTTCATATATCTATCTAGATCTGCAGTAATATATTCCAATTGACTGATTAATTCTGATCCGGTTGAGAATTTTAACTCTGCTTCTTGATAGGTACAAAGGTCTTGGAATACTCCAGGCATTCCAAAGGCTCCAGCTTCTACAATTTTAATGTTACTCTTGGACCTATTAAAAATATTATCTTGCAAAGAAGCAAAGGTAACATTACACCCAGCTTCATAAATCTTACCAGGAAGATCGTAAAGTGGTGACCATTGCAAAAATTCCATTTCTCCATTATCAATAAATGGTTTTACCGCCAATGGAAAAGTTCCTTTCCAAACAAATTTAAATTTTTTGCGAGCTTTAATAATTTCTTGCACTACATGAGCAAAATCATCCTGCATTCCAGTGCGATTAGCTACATCTGTATGAGTACCAGAACCAGCATATAATACTCTTGGACGTTTTTTATGTTGTTCAAACAGCTTTTCTATTCTGTCTTTATGATAGTAATGTCCTAACCATTGTTTGGGTGGATAATTTGGAATGACTGTAATATTTTTGTTGCCAGTTTTATTAATAAGATAATCTCAGAAATAATCACAGGTTACTGGGATTTCGTCCATCATCTGCATAATTTCCATGATACAATTACGAATTTCAGGATCCGTAAACGCGTCCCTGTTTCTATTGTACAACGGAATATCTTGAGAAAAGACGACATCGTCCACCTCGTAAATGACTTTGCCTTTGGTTTGCTTTAGAATCTCTTTAACTAGCTTAATAAAATCTCTCTGTGGTGGAGTTGCTTGGCGTTGGAACTTTACGGCTTCTACTTGAGCGT